TCGGGAATCCCGGCTATTCCCCTCTTCTGAAAGCACGTATCGCCGCCGTATCTCCGAGCAAGGCATTAAAGGCTTCCACGGGATGCGCCGCTTCCGCATTACCCACCTGCAAGGATTGAACGCGCCACCGGCGCTTATTAAGTTCTGGGCAGGCCATGCGGCGACCGATGTTACCGAACGCTACACCAAAATGGGTTCCCAGATCGACGAACGTAAATCATGGTCTGAAAAGGCCGGAGTGGGGTTTAACCTATGAGTCTTCCGAAATTCGTACGGCAGTTGATGGCGAAGTACCTCGTGAAGCGGGGCGACGAGTACGGCGGAATCATCTACGACTTCGCTAACGGCCGCATGAATCTCATCCACGAGTGGGACACCGACAAGGGAGTCGACGAGGGTGTTGCTATCGTGGAGCAGATGATAACCGGCAGCCGGGACGAAGTTTACATCACCGTGGTGAAGGGCGGATACCGGAAGGGCTACTTCATGGTGGAGCATACCGGGATGATATTTCCTTGGATGCGCGCCTTCTGGGAGGGAATCTACGACCCGGATGAAGCCTTCGTCGACACGATGAAGAAGGCCCGGGAGTGTGCGGATAAATTAGGATTCCGCAGGCCGGAGAAGCCATGATCGGAGAGTTCAAAACAGGACGTGTCGTGGTCAAAGAGGTCGAGATCACGGAGCGGGAGAAGACCAAGATCGAGTACCAGCTTATCTTGGACGGCCACGTTCTCGGGCAGTCGAAGTCGCAATGTGACGCCTTGTTTCACGGCTACGCGGTGGAGAAGAGTTTGATGAGGGGGATTAGAGCAACGCTGGAGGCGAAGGAATGAGACGGAAGCGTTGGAAGTTCGGCTTAGTGGAGTTTCATTGCAAAAAGAACGAAGCATTGTATACGGATTTCTTTCACGTTACTAAGGATTGCCAAGGTTTCATCATGGACATTTGGCTTAACGATATTCAGCAAACTCTGGCAAAGCATGGGTACGAGATGGTGATTTACAAGCCAATGGAGCGCACAGCCAAAGGAGAGAGCCAGTGACTGACAAGCGCAAGGAAGGGCAGCAGATGAGCAGCAAATCATGGCAAATCGCTAATGACCTGATGGCCCAGAATATGCTCGACGTAACTTGCGAGCAGGCTGTCAAGGTAATCGAAGGAACGCTGGCAGCGCAACCACAGCCGCGTGGGAGTGAGGCGCTGCGAGAGAAAGTGCTAGACATTCTCATGGATATTAAGCTAGGTAATTTTGGAATGTACGAGCAATATGCTAGGCCGAAAATGGAAGCTATTATGTCGGCGCTGGCCGCAGCAACCGCAGAGCGCACGCCGCTACCCGTAGAGGGATGGCTTACTCCTGAATGGCTGCAAGAAGTCTTGCTGGAATATGCTCCAAAACAGGCCGAGAAGATGGGCTATCAAACGTTGAAGCAAATAGCTGAAGCCCTTGCTATGCCGGGACAGATTAAAGCCGACCGCCAGCCAGCGCAGCCGCAACCAGAAGCCCCTGAGCAGGATACGGCGGGTGAATGGACTTCTGTTAATGGTGAATTGCGCCGAGGATACAAAGATGACCCAAAAAGTTGGTGAGACAGATTTTGAGCGCGGCTGGCAATCAGCAATTGAAGCGGCAGCGCAGGAATCAGCACTGCATTCTTTGCAGCAATCGGACCTTAAAGTTGGAGACGCTATTGCTAAAGTGACCAAGGCCATCCGCTCCCTTCGTCCCTCGCCAGCGCCACCGCAATACGGGCAGCGAGATCGCTGTACCCACGGCGAGTTGTTGGGCGAGTGTTGTTACCAACGAGATTGAGTTTTGCGGATGCACAGCCAAGTGAATCCGCAATGGAGGGAAGTAATGAAGAGAGTTAAATCGTATGCAGCACTAGCGTCAGTGGCGGCACTGTTCCTACTACTGCTGCTGGTTCCTAATCACCGAGCCAGCGCGCAGAGTACGCAACAGACGACGACACAAACACCGACGGTCCAGACTGACGACGATGTACTAGTAGACGGCAGCAAGAATCCGGAACTCATTCCTGATTCTCTGATGTACCGCATGTATTACATCGCGGCAACCGAATACGGTAAGGACTGGGGCAGCGACCAGAAGAGCGAACACACCCGCTCGTTCTTTCGAATCCCCGGAGTTTCGGACGACGAGTTAGCAGCGGTGGAGGGAGTCTTGATTGACTTCCGAAGCCAGCACGACCAGTTCGTCGCGGACTTCAAAGTGTTAGCGCAGAATAACCTGAATAACGCGGTCGTGACCGACCCGTCTATCTTGACGGACCAGTTCGACGACCTCACGGACAAAACCACCAAGAGCGTCTCGAAGATTCTGAAAGGTAAGCAGAGCGCGCTCGAAGCACACGTCCAAGACGAGAAGAAACACATCAAGGTGACAAACTAATGAAAAACTCGATCAAAAATCTGTTGTTGCTCGCGGTCTGTCTACTCGGACTGTCGAGCGCAAACGCTCAGTGCGGCGGATGTACTCCACCGCCACCGCCGTCGATCACCCCGAACTACACACTGTACACAACTCCAACGTTGCCGAACTCGACAACCTTGCGGTTGACGACAGTTATTTCGGGGACGACCTACATCCAACCACCGAGCTACGCCGCGACATTGGCTAGCGCGATTCACCAGCCGCACATCTACCAAGCACTGACCCGACAGAGCAACGGTCAGATTTACGGTGGGACCACCCACTACGGACCCGGGACTTGCCCGACGTGCTGGATGAACTACAGCGTAATCACCGACGCTCCGTTCGCGGCAGGCGATAAGTTCACCGAAGGCGCTAGCGGAGATATCACCTGCACCGCTATGGGTTCTGGTGGGTGGGCGCACTTAGGCACATCCGCTACGAGCATCCAGTACGAGATAGCTTACACGCTGTCATACGACCTGTTTCACAAGGAAACAAACTGCGTGACCAGTGCGTTAGGCGTGATTACGTGCAGCATCGGCGTTCAAGACTGGTGTGCTTCCGGCATCGTACCAGATATGACTATTGCAACCATTCGAGACGTAGTATATCCCGGTGGGGCACCGTACTACTGGCACACGTTTGGACTCTGCACCAGAACGGCACCCGGGGCGGTTTGGCAATGCCCAACAGGCGCGATTCTAGGAATAGGAAACGCGTACGCCCTCGGCGTCTACAATCCTGTGACTCCGACGCCGTCACCGCTCTGCACCCACAACAACCAACTCGGCCATCCATAAACATTCCAGATTCTGGAATGTGGAACGGGGCGGGAAACCGCCCCAACTTTTAGGAGAGACTATGCCCGGTAAAGACTTTCCAACTATCAAGTGGGGAACGTACCGTGAGAAGGACACCGGAATCGCGCACGTTGCGCCGACGATTGACGGAGTGTTTATGAAGCCTCACACCCTCTCGGAAAACTGCCAGTGCTTACCGACCGTCGAGAAGACCGAATACATCTTGATCGTAATACACCATGTGATACATTGAGACGGCTAATCCTAATCTTTCTGCTTGCGTCCATCCTCTCCGGCGTGGCCTTCTACTACACCGCCGACGCCGTCCGCAGATACATCAACGCAATCTACGGGGTGAAACCGGCGAACAAGACTCTCATCACCCCTTTGGTGCGTACTCTTCAAAGTCCCGCGCGTAAAGGTGGTCTCGCTTCGTAGTCGAGAGAATCTCTCTAGCTCTTGCGATTCTTCTGTGTATGTCGGTCTCGTGGTTCGCATAAATGTCCAGCACCCCGTATCCGCGGAATCCCGCGTGAACACAAACTCCCTTCTCCGGATAAACACACTTCATCCCCTTCTCTAACATCACACGTCTAATCAGCCAATCATCCAGCGTTGAAACGTCCCAGACCGGGAAGTGCTTCCGGCAGTACACGTCCGTGTCTCGGAAGTAGTCGTCGTCGATATGCGGGACGAGCGCGTCCAACAACGGGCGGCGGAGGCATGAGCCCGGGTTGGTGTAAAGGTCCATGTACTTCCATCGAATATCGAAGTGGTGACGTCCGCAAGAGGCCGGTGCGGTCTGTGATCGGTGCCATTCGAAGAAGTAAGGGTAGACGAAAACGTCCTCTTCCACGAGATACACCTCGTCCGCAAGTTTAGCGGCGGACTTGATTGAGTTCAGGATGTTCCAGCACCCGGACGGGGCTGGCGTGTGAGGTTGGGCTCGAAAGAGGAAAGCCCCCGGGAGGTAAAGGTCGCGTACGACCTCTATCTCCTGAAGGCGGCTATCTGATACACTGTCTGCGTAGATGTGGACGCAGGACTCGTCGATTCGAGACTTACTTAGCGCTGCGCTTAGCTTTTCCAGACTTAGAGCGAGTAGCTCCGGTCGGTTCGCTGTCGGCATCGCTATAATTGGGTTTCGGGCCACTGTCGTCTCCGAAGATTGCGTCCCACTTCTCTTGAGAAACTTCCGCGCTACGGAACGTTACACGAACCGCGCCGCGTGCAAGCTGGTCTCCTCCACCGTTAATCGTTGCTGGCATCGTCTTCTCCCTGTTTTCTAGCGTCGAGAATCTTGGGAGCGTATTCCTTTCTGGTGTCGGCTACCGCACCCAGCAACTCGTGAAGCTGGGGCAGTTTACCCGCAGCTTGGAGCCGCTGAATCTCCGCTTGGAAATCTGAAGGACCTAGTTTCTTTTCGCTCATAAGACCTCTTTATTATGGTACCACAGTACCGTTACTTTGTCAAGGGGCTCTTGTCCACCCCTCCGATAGGCTTGTTGAAGTCTACGAACTTGCTCTTCACGACTGGGATATTACCTAAGTTGCCGAGTCCGCCCTTCTCTTTCGCGTTGAAGTTTAGCCCGCCTTGTGACGCAGGCTTCTCGTTAGCGCCGAAGTTGAAGCCGGTTTGCTCCGCCTCCGGAGGCATGGCCGCTTCCTTCATCGCACGTTGTGCCGCATCTCGGAACGACCAAGATTCCTTCGGTATTCCGTGGCGCGTGTAAAGCGCTTGCTCGTAGTACCAGAGGACGGCTTGTAGTGAAGACGTCGTTAAACCTAACTTTTGTGCAGTCTCCGCGAACGACTTCTTCATCAAGTCGCGCTCCGCTCCGTTACGGGGGGAGTCGGACTTGATTTCCATCTCGCCGTCTTTGTCCTTGCCGAACTCCATCGTACCCATCCAACGGTTCCAAGTACGGGATACCCACATGTCGGCCGTGAACGCGGCCTCGATACCGTGGAGGTTTTGCATGAACGGTCCACGCTTCTCACCGAGGATGATCGCGCCGGGACGCATATCGTTCTTAGCTCCCTTCACGCCCTTCGGCTTGTATTGCTTCAATTCCGAAACAGGGTGGTCGTTCAGCAGCCACTCTGCTGCGCCCTTCTCGCCCTTGTCCTTGATGAGATGGTTCAACATATCGAGAGCGTTGCCGTACGCAGCCTCTCCGCGAGGACCCCACGACTTTCCAGTCGCCGGGTTCAAGCGTGGAAATTCGCCGGTCTCGTTGTACGCGTCCCAAGCCTTCACGGCAGACTTAAAGTTGCCGTATGGCTTCTGGCCGGAAGATAGGATGGCCTCCGCGGCCTTGAAGATGCTCAACTTTGCCGTGTGAGGCCACGGTGTCGGAGTGTCGATATTCTCCCCGGTCAACAACTCCGGACGACCCTCCGTCAACGCCTTATCGTGGTCCTTCATCTCGTCGGTGTACCATGCGGTCCCGGTCTTGCCGGATGCCATCTGGTACTTGGCCTCGTCTTCCGCAATCTTCTTCGCGCGCTTCACCATCTCTTCCGGTTCAGCGCCCGGCTGTAACGCAGGATTCTTTTCCTTGCTGTATTCGTTCAACGCTTGCGCCACATCCAGCGTGGAGATGCGGCCCTTCTCTCCGGTGCCTTCCACTTCCAAAGGCTCTTCCATCAAAGGAACCGAGGAGCCCTTGGGAGACTTCAAGTTGCCCTTGTCTAGGTCTATCGGTGAATATGTATTGAGAGCAGCTTGTTTGTTGATGGGAGAACGCGGTCCTTGGTAGATGGGATTTGACGGAATCGGCTCACCGGGCGATACAAAACTAGCGTGCCGTTGGTCAACTTTTTTCTGCTCTGTTGCGGCAATTCTAGCGGCCTCTAGAGCATCTTTAACGATGTTGACGTTGCCTCTCCAATAATCTCGCAGATAGTTAGCCTTTTGACGAGTCGATTCACTATAATTACGTCTCGCTCTATCAAGCATATCTGTTAACTCTGCCACTTGCTCTCTTGGCGAAAGGGTAGAAACATCTTGTATTTTATCACGGAACTGTTTTGGGTTCGTTAGTGATTCCGCTGGCCCCACATTCGCAGTTTCTCCCCGAACAGTGAAATCGTCGTCCTTAGTGAGGTTACCCTTGTCTAGGTCCGCAAGACGCGCACTCATCGGGTAGTCAGGGAACTCGCGCTGCTCTCCCTTGCCGCCGGTCGGAACCTCTTCTTGCTTCTGAGTGTCCCAAACCGAACGCTGGTCCAACTTTGCGCCAATGTTCTTCGCAGCGTCCAAGTTGTCGGTCGAGACGCCGATGTTCATCTCGGGCTTACCGCCCAGCGTGTCCCAGCCAATCTTAACGTCTGGGTGTTGCTTCAAAGTGTCGATATTCTCCACCGCGAATCGGTGGAAGTCCGCCGGGGTCGGCTTGTGGTCGAGCACTTCACGCTGTTCCGGCGCAATCTCCACGCCGTAACGCTTGCTCTCCATGCTGCCGGTGAACGGGTCAATCCCACCAGCGGGGTGCTTCTCCAAGTCGACGTTCAAGTTTTCCGGCTTGATATCGTCTTTATCTAGGTTCAGCTTCAATCGTCCGCCCGGTGTGTAGTTCTTGTTGTACTCGGCTTCACGCTGACGGTTAGCATTCTCCGCAGCCGCTTGTGCCGCAGTATTCTCGGTGTTGACCGCGCCGCGAACCTTCTCGCCCGGCTTCGGTCCTTCCGGTGTTGTTCCGCCGCCCGGATGAGCGCCAATTTCTCGCAGCATTCGATCAACGTCCCCGTCCTTCGGGAACTCTTTCTTTCGACTTAGCTCTCCGTAAGTGTCGCCGGTTACGTCCGCCCGCTCCACAATCAAGTTTCCGTTTCGGCTCAATCCTTCTTTGACAGCGCGGCGCATAGCGTTAGCTTGCGCTTCATTTACGCCGTCCTTTGGAACCGAGAACGATAAATTCTCTCCGCCTCGGCTGTTGTAGCTGTAAGAGCGAACCGCGCCAGACTTGTTGATAAACTCTGGACGGTTGTCCCAACGAGGAGTAGACTTGGCGTTCGTGTATCCAGTGTGAGTTGCGATTGCGTCGGAGTGATCGCCGACGTCAACAAACTTACCTTCCGGGGTGATGAAGATGTGGCCGTTTCTGGCTGTGGACGCATCATCTGTCTCTCCGTACTTCTCCCGCATCTTATCAAGACCCTCTACGGCCTTGGCCTTGGAGAGATTACCTTTGTCGACTTCCGTGTCTGGGATTTCTTCCGGACGTTTGTTGAACTCGTCTGGTAGCAGCACGGCCTTCTGACTCTCTGGGAACTTTCCGTTCTTGGTGAACGAGGCCACTTGGCCGCGCGTCTCCGCAGCCAACGCAGGCTGGGCTTCCGGAGAGAACATCTGGCGGTGGTAGTTCCACGCAGACTCTTCGCCGTTGCCGGAGAAGTCTGCATCATGTGCGGCATGTCCTAACACATCATGTACTAGTCGGAACTTTTCATTGTAGGTCATCCCGGTCTTCGGGTCGCGCTCAGCCAGCGGGTGGTCCGCAGGCGGTGCAGCACCCTCCCAAGCGGTGAGGTGCTTGTTGCGGAGAATATCCTGCCGCATAGCCTCATACGATGGATACGGGTCTTCCTTGGAGGTGTCGAACTTGAATCCGGACTTCTCTAATGCGTCGTACTGATCGTCCAACTCTTTCTTGAACGCGTCGTAAGATGCCTTGACCTTCGGGTCGTTCGGAGAGTGCTCCAACTTATCGTATGTGTCCGCAATCTGGTTGATGCGTGGGTCTTCCATGACCGGCGCTGGGTTGACTTCCGGCATATTGCGCGCAGCGTTGTATTCACGAGCGGTGTTGCGGATGTCGCCTTGGGTGAATGCTTCCTTGCTGTGGCCGAGGTGCTCCTTAACGGTCTCAGGTGTGATATCTTCCGGCTTCAACGCGAGGGTGCTGCCGGTCTCTGGGTGGTGGAACATAGCGAGCGGACCCATTCGACCTGCGGGTACTGCCCCACCCTTTCTGATTTTCTCGTCTAGTTCTTTGTCGCCGGTTGAACGCTCCGGAGGCGCTTGGAGGTTGCCCTTGTCTCGGTAATACTCTTCTGGAACCTCTACACCTCGTGCCTTAGCCTCTTGAACCACACGGCGTACCGCAGCTTGTGGTGTTTGATGCATAGTGTCGTAGGCGTGCAATACGTTCTTTTTGAAGTCCGCCCGACTCATGACGGTAGGCTCATCTTCCATCTCGTCGTTCATCTTGTCAGACTGCATTAGGTTAGCTTGGTCGAACTTATCCACCTTGCCCACTTCGTTAATCAGCGTGTTGTTCTCTTCCATGCGGCGGAGCGCGGCATCACGCTCTTCCGGAGTGCCTTTGTTCGAACGCAGCAATTCCTTTAGTCGAGCGTTGTCGTCGACCAAAGATTGGACCTTCTGCTCCGCGGTGGCCTTCCGCGCAGTCGCTTCGTTACCGGCTGCGTTCGTGCCGCCCTTGAACTTCGGACTTACTCGCTCTGGTCCTGCTCCGGCTTCGCCGCCTTCATCGCCCGTTCGTACAGCTTCGGCGCGTGGACTTGCAGCAGTTCCAGCCCGTTCTTCTTCACTTCCTCCGGGCTCATCGGATTCTCCGCCTCGTACTCCTTCATCGGCAGGCCCTTCATGAACTCCTTCGGTGGTTGGTGTTTCGCCATTTTTGAATACTCCCTGTAGTTTCTTGACATATTCTTCCATACGTCCCGGGGACATGTGGTGATTCTCGTGCAACCCGGCTTCTCTTAAAGGCGCGTTGGCTTGTACCAGCGCGATAGCCTCCGGATTTGAGACATGTTCCTTGGCTATATCATACAGCGCATCGAACACTTTGTCAAGTCGGGCTCCCTGCAATCCAGCCTTCTCGCGCAACAGTTTTCGAGCGAATGCGATATCGGAACCAGCGCCCGTATTGCGGCTCAGCTTCATCCCGTGGTGAACTTCGTCCCACGCCGCTCCGCCCAATGCTGCTATAACGCGCTGCTTAATACCACGTCCGCCTCTCTCCATTCCGGTAAGGTCGGTGTGGACTTGTGCCATAGCGTTGTCTTCGATTGCGGTCGGGTGTTTGTCCGTGATGAACGCTACCGGGTTCAAGCCTTCCGCAGTCGCGGCGACGATATGCCCGTGTTCGTGTTCGTGGTTTTGCTTCGAACTGCGCCCTTCCAGACCCTCGATAGGCGTAGCCGGTTCGGTTGCCTTCATCATCGGGCTGTGGGCTATTCGCTCATCAGCCAAGATTCCGGCCACGCGTTCAGCCTCAGCTTGCTTCTTCGCCGCAGACTCGGCGTCTGTGTTGGCTTCCTTCTCCGCAGCGGCCTTCGCCTTCTCTTGCTGCAGCTTCGCGTTCCACTTGTTCAATTCTTTCTGGTGCTGATCTTGGCGCTTCTGGTTTTCCTTCTCTAACGCAGCGTCTTCCTTCGTCAGTTCGTTGTTCAACTTCTCGTTTACAACGTTCGCGCGGTCCCACTCCTTCTGTTGCTGCTCCGTGAGTTCTCGCCCTTCCGCCTTCGCCATAACGACTTGGGCCTTCATGTTGGCGTACTCGACGTTGAACTTGTCGACCATGTTCTTGTACTCAACCGGGTCGGTAGTTCTGCCTTGGTTGAAGTACGAAGACAACACACCGTTCATGCTGTGGTTGACCGCAGGACGCGTAGCGGGTTGCGGTGGTTCCGGTCTAGGCGGCACGTTAGCCGGTAGTGGCTCTTCTTCTCCCGGTTCCGGGGTGCCACGAGGTGTGAACGGACCTGTTCCTGCAGGTCCTTGAGTCGGAGGAGGTGCTCCTCCAACGTCCGGGGTTGTGGCGGTCGCACTCTTATCACGGCCAGCCAACTCTCTCATACGGTCTAGGTTCTTCTCGATGTTGGTTGCGTTCTCTTCATGGACGCCCTTCCAAATAGTCCCCGCAGCCAGCGCGCCCGAGAGAGCATCGCTGCTCATAAAGTGGGCACCCATCGTGCCGAGCATACCGAGCAGCTTGCCGGTGCTGAACAACTTCGCAAGCCAAGGAGTGCCTTGCTGCTTCTCGAAAGAGCCTTGTGCCGCTTCCAACGCTTCCTTAACCTTAATCAGCGCAGCTTCCTTCGCGCGCGCTTCCGGTACTCCCTTGATGCCCTTGGCCTTGTAAGCCTCGTCGATCACTTCACGCATGAAGTTCGCGGCTTCCGCAGATGCGGCGCGGTATCCAGAAGTGGTGCCGTGCTCGAATACGTCTCCGGACGACTTGTTCAATCCTCGACGTGCATTCTCCGCCTCGTACAGGTTCGGGTCGCGGTCCAAGACTACGCCGTTTCCAAGGTCGTGGTTGCGGGTCAAGCGGTCGATGATGCGTTGCTTGATCGCTTCTTCTTGCTCGTTGTTCCCGTACTGGCCTGCGTTGTCGTCGAAGAACTTGTCTAGACGCTCACGCAATCTCTTCCCGAAGTCAGGAACAACCGGCTCCACAGAGTCCTTGGTAGCGCCAGCTTCGCGCTGCAAAGGCGCTTCGATATCTGATTGCAGGTGCTGGGTGATCGCATCTGCCGCAGTTTGCGGGTCCTTGATCTTGTTGGCGGTGTCCTTGTTGATGATCTCTTTCAAGTCATCGCTGGCAGTCTTGACCGTCTCTAGGAACTCCGGTCCTGCTTTCTTACCCATCATGTTCGCTACGCGGCCGACCGCAGTATCGAAATCGGAAGTCTTGCCGATGGCCTCACCGACACGGTCGGTTACGGCTTGCAGTTTTTCCTTTGCGAAGTTGGTGGCCGGTTCCGCAGCCTTTCCGATTACGTTTGTGACTGCGCCGATAACCTTCTTCTCGGTCGGAGACGGCTCTACTAGTGGCTTGACTTCAACGGTCTTTCCGCCAACCTTGTACTTCCCCTCCGCAGCGTGAGTAGCGGCTTGGGCGGTGATTACTCCCGCAGCCACGGCGTGTGTCAACTCGTATTCGGCCTTCGTCTCGTCGCCTGCGTCGTACGCTTCCTTGAATGCCTTCGAGTGTTCGTACGCGCTCTCCAAAGACTGGTAAGCAAATCCCGCAGAGATTAGCCGCTGTGTTACGCGGTACGCGCGGAATGCTTGCGGCACTTTTCCGAGCAAGCCTAAGCCGCCGGTTCCGTACATGATCGCAACGTTTTCTGGAGAGGTGAAACCTTGTGCAACTTCAGTCAATGCCTTCGCAATCGGGTGCTTCTTCATGTCGACGAACTGTGCGATGTCAACAAGAGGCTTCTCGCCCGGATTCGGATTCTTTTCCTTGTACGCAGCTTGCGCTTCCTTGGTGGCTTGACCGCGGAAGTCTGGGTCGAATTGGCGGATAGCCCACTCTACTGGTGAGTTCGGGATGATGTGATTTGCGTCAATCTTGTTCGCGTCCCAAACTTCTCCAAAACCCTTTTTGATATCTCCGGTGAGAATATCCCACAATCCTTCTCGCTCTTGCTCGTGTGCTTCCCCTTCCGGAGTATTAAAGGCTGTGTTCGGTCCCGCAACGGCGGCCTTGATGTGTCCCCAAAATCCTTCCGGCTTCACTTCCGGAATCTCGATATTGCCCTCTTCGGCGGCTGGCGGTGCAAACTGCATCGGAGCCTTCGGGTCCCACTTTGGTTTCGGCTTCCCCGCAGCTTCTGTCTTCTCGTTCGCGAACTGCATCGGCGCGTCCGGGTTCCACTTCGGCTTAGGCGCAGCGCCCGGAGCCTTCATCGTGTTCTCGTCAACCGGTCCTAGCTGCTTCCCGGCTGCGTCGTACGCGATACCATCTTCAACTTTCGTAGCGCCCGGGTAAGGCGATTGAATGTCGGTCGACGGTCCAGTTTGTCCGATATCTTGCGGCTTCTCTTCTGGCGTAAAGTCGGCCATTACTCTGCTCCCGTTACGTTTCCATTCTTGTCAACTGAGGTGATAGTGTATTCGTTGCCGCCCTGCGTGAACTTCTCTCCGACCTTTTTACCGGTCGGCTTCGCGGCTGCAGCCTTCGGCTGGGCGATGGTTGCTTGACCTTGACCCGCTGCCGGTGCTTCCGGAGGGGTGATCTTCGGTGTCAAATTCGAACGTTCGAAGTCGTTGTACTCGCGTTGCATGAATCGGTTCTTACCGATCATACCATGTTGTTGAGAACCAACGTCAGCCAACAACGCTTGGAGCGATTCCAGACGCTGAGCCTTAGTCAAGGCCGCGCCCATCAAAGAGAGCGCGTGGTCTCTAGCGGAGTCAGTTGCGTTACCGCCGCCCATGACCTTCGAGTAGTCGTCAGCTAGACCCAAGATAGATGATGCGTATCCGGACAGAGGACCCTTACCTGCTGCCAACTTGGCCCAGTCTTCCAGCTTGTTCAGTACTGGCATACCATTGTCTGGGATTCTCTGGCCTAGGTTGTACACGATATCCGTGGTTCCGCCCTTCTCCATCATCGAGCGGCTGGCTCCAAAGAATCTTGCCATTGTGGCAGACTTAGCTACGTGTTCGAAGTTCTTCTCGTCCGCAGGATTGTAATCCTTGTCGATAGCGACGGCTGCGTCGGTAGCTTGCTGAATGAATTGCGCGGTCGTTCCGCGAGTCTTCAAGTCATCCAAAGTTAACAAACCGCCAGCCAACAATCGGCCAGCTTCCTTCGGGTCGCCTTGCTTCGCCATCTGGTCGGCCTTTGCCTTCGCTTCCAAATCGTCGCGGTACGCTTGATGCGCGTTCTTGGCGGTAGCGATGGCCTGCGTCAACTTCACGCGGACCTTCGGGTCGGTCGCAGAATCCAGCGCGGTCTGCAACTGGGACAACGCGGTGACAGACTTCTCGCCTGCCATCTCGTTCGGGTCGTGCAACATCTTGTCAATCCAGCCGACTTGCTCCTCGTTCTTCTTGTCGTACGCAGCGATCTGCTTCGGGTCGATTGCCCCGGATGCGGCGAACTGGGCAACCTTGCTCTGTTCCTGTCTGATCTCTGAAATCTTCGCGGTCGCTTGATCGTAGGTCCCTTGGTCCTTCTGTTCCTTCGCTCTGTCCGCAAGCTGTTGGAACGCGTCGATCTGGTCGTCTGCGTTCTTCTGATATTCCTTGATTCCAGCGTACGGGCTGCCCGGTACGTGGGCGATGGCCGACTGAATGGTCGGGTCGTTCAAGTACGGAGAGATGGACTTCATCTGCCCTTCCGACAACGGCTTCTCGTTTCCGTTTTCCAAAGTGTTGACAGCGTTGCGCGCGTTCACTAACTGTACGTTCAACGCGTCCCACTGGGGGCCTGTCAAGGTCGTGTTAGCTGGCAGTCCGCTGCCTAGGTACTTCTTCATCTCCGCAGCGTTGTCTGCAGTCAGCGTGTGGTTGTCCGGCTGACCGTCTTTCGTGGCTCTGGTGATGATCGCGTACTTCGGTATCGTAACCGGGATGCCGTTCTTGTCCTTGGTCGGCATACCATCTGCGCCCAATACTGGCTCTTCGCCGGTCGCGCGCACCAAATACTTGGCCGCGAAATCCTTTTCCTTGGAGCGCTTCATCAACTCGTCATGAGTAATGTCTTCGGTCACGTCGTGGTTCAAACGCTTGGTGCCGACGTAATCTTCGTTGGCCTTGTACATCCCTTCTCGGATTGGGAGTTCTTGAAGATACGCGTTGCGGTGCAACATGACTGTCTCGGCTTGTGTCTTCGCGAGCAACGCTTGGTCCTTCTGCTCTTGAGCCATTCTCATCTCGCGAGCGTTCAATGTGTTTGCGATACCGCTCAACCATCCGCCCGGACGGTCGGTAGCATGCGCCGCGTCGGAGCCCCACGCGTTTACCGCGCTGGACAGTTTGTCACCGAAGGAGCCGGGGCGGGGTGCAGCCGCTGGTTGGCCCTCAACCACTGGCTTGTTTGCGGCCGCTTGAGACGCAGCCACTTGAGCATTGGTCTTCTTGGTCAAATCGGATTGGTCGGCAATCGTGGTGATGTGCTTCAAATAGCCGGAGACCATCTGCTCCAAAGCGCCTTGCTCTGGCGCAGGCTGTTGCTGGCCGGGGAGGCCCGCCAAGATTGAAGGCGCGCCCGCTCCGGGTGCTATTCCTTGTGCCGGAAGCTGGCTGCTGTCTTGTGGTGCGTTCGGTTGTACAATCGCCATTTCAGTTGTTCCTTTGCCCGGAGGCAATCAAGTCCATTACCCAGTATATCAGGTTAAAAGTGTTTTGTCAAGTGGAAAACCCAGTATATTGGGTTATCCTTGTTTTCCGCCAAGTCCGGAGAAGAAGCCGCCCGCGATGCTATCGCCAGCTTGCGCGGCCTTGAACGCGCCGCCTAATCCCGGGGCTACGATGTTGGTTGCCAGTGAAGTGATACCGCCAGCGATCATCTGCGCCTTGCGCTCTTCCGCTTGTTGAATTTCCTTCGCTTGTCCGAACGATTGAGCGTTCTCGCTGATCGCTCCCTCTTGGCTCGCGTTCGGGCTGTACCCGGCCGCCAGTTGCTGCTCCGCGCCTTGAGCGCGCCAGTAGTTGGCGTTGCCTTGTGCGTAGTCGGCTTGGACAATCTGATTCTGCTGCCCCGCCAGCGCGTTAGCGTTCTGGCTGCCGATGGCGCTCTCAATCTGCTTCGTGATGCCGGACGTCACTCCCGAGGTCCCGCCTCCGCCCTCGCCAGCGCCGTACGTGCGCGCGGCTTGCTGTGCGGCCTTGTTCGCGGCACCCGCGGCATTGATTGCGCCCGTATTCAGCGCAGCCAAAGTATCGGCCGTGAATCCGTGCTGGCTAGGTCCGCCAGCGAGTACCGGACTGAGGGAACGATTGATCGAATCTAGAACGCCTTGTTGCTTTCCGAACAACGTGCCGTAGTTCTGGCGCAGTTGGTTGGAGAAACTCTGGCTATCTTGTTGGAGTGATTTCTCCGATGATGTGGGTCCGCACATTTAGTTATGTCCCTCAAAGTCCAGTCTATAATCATCGTTGCCGACTGGGGTGAATCCGAAATTTTTCATGAACACTATCAGACTGGGACTCACCGAATTGAATACGAGTCCCTTCGCTGTTCCCTTGCTGTAAAGGCCGATCAGAGTGTGGATAGCTTTAACCATACCCACCACCAGCCTGCGTTGAGATACCACGCTCTTCGGCGCGAACTGGGTGTGGATGCGGACGTACTCGCCTTCCGCATCAAGACGCACGTAGGTCAGGGGGCCTCGGTTGTCCATCAAGCAGAAGGCGAGCAAGCTGTCCTTCGCCCCGGTCAACCACCACTCCGGTTGTCCAAGGTGAAAGTGATAAGGGTCGTTCGATATCCACTCCGTGAGTTGTGGGATGTCTCCGACCGTTGAAGGTGTGAATTTCATATTAGTATGGATACGTCTGTCCTGATTGCGCCCCACCAGTATTCGGTGAAGGGTAGATTTGTCCGACGTACGGTGCTGTCAAACCTTGGTCCCAATAGTCTCTTGCGAGCAAGGTCACATTTTTCAACCACGTCATCCCGAACATGCCCATGCTGGCAGTACCTAAGAACACGTTGCCGTTGTTCGGGTCTGCTGTTGCCGCCGCAGAACTGAACAAAACCTGTTGTGCGTAGATACCGAAGAAGCCGCCAGAGCCTGTGTTGGTCGCGGTTTGAACAGTTGCCGTAACTCCCGAGATTCCTTCTAGGAAATCAAACGTAGGAAACGCGGGGCTGTTCGTCGTGCTGCGTTGAGTCCAACTGATGACTGTGTCGATGGCTGCGTTCTGCCAGCGCCAGAAGTTCCAGTACAAGGTGTTGTCTCCCGGTGCCGCTTGGTTCGGTCCAGAGAACGAGCCTGCTGCGCTGCCGGATGTGAACGGCTGAGAGCCGACCACCGCGCCGAGGTTTCGGTAGTTGTCTAATGCTAAACGTGCGTTAGATGTGCTTGCTCCCGGGACTGAAACTGTTACGTTACCGGTTGCCAAGCACGTAGTCCACCAGATGCTGCCGCGCCACGGGCCGGAGAATCCCGGTGCCCCACCTACGATTAGTCCTGTGTCGAGAATCCTAGTCCACACATTTGACTGTGTGTCACTGATTGTGCCAACGCCGGAGCTAGAGCCCGCGCCTTCGCCCCAACCGAATGCGACTAGCTGGGTGCCCGCGGTTACGCTGAGTGTGACTGCGGCCGCTGTCGGACTGGTGGCAATGTTTGTTCCAGAATTAATAAACTGAACTGGTATAAGTGCCATTTATTCCCACCGTATGCCGATACCCACTGCGGCACCGCCAGAGCCTTGGTCGGCTGTCGTGTATCCGCCCTTACCGATCAAGAACGTGTGCGCCGCGCCGTACATGAATACGGGAATTAAACTTCCTTCCACGCAGTCAGAGCCTTTGAACACAACAGCCCCGAGGCACGGTGATGCGAGATATCCGAGACCGACCGGGAAGATTGGGAGAACTGGCGCGTTGTTGCTAAACGATAATGTGGTAGCAGCGTTGAAGTTCGGAACGGACCAACGCGTGAACGGGGTCGTGCTGTTCGGAATCTTGGTTCCACCGCCGCCCGCCTTGTACAGCATCTGTTGAGCGGAGGCTCCGTTCGATGACATAAGACATACGATATACGCGTCGAGGTCGACTCCGAAGTTGTCCTTCGCTCTATCGAATACTAGAACCCAAGGGAATGTGGCCGCAGTGAACACCGCGTCTCTCCACATCATGATGCTCAAACTTCCGCCTGTCGCCGATACACAGAAGTCGCACTCGAATGTGGTGTTGCCTTGACCGTTCAAGTTGAGCGCAGTCGGGAGAGTGAACTCCGCGCCAGCGCTCGTGAATGTCTGTCCGCTAACGAACCCGGTTCCAGTTGTTGCGATTCCCGCGCTGGCGTAGATAGACGCGCCCAACGGAGAGCCAGAACTACGGCTATATACGAATCGAACATAGAACGGACTGGTTGACGAAGCAGAGTCCGCCATCCCCCAAAGTTCGTAGTTGTACGTCGTCCAGTGGATGGTGTCTGTCTCCGGCGGTGTCCCCCACGCGGCGGAACCAGCGTGCGTTTCGTTTGTTCCTGTTGCCGTGCAAGCGAACGCTGCCGCGCTAGATGACGTGACCGTGAATGTGATGTTGTTCGGGCTGTTTGCGAAACCGGTCGTGGTGAACGTGTAGCCGACCAGTGCGTTCGACGCGCCGCCAGTGATCGTGCCAAGGAACGTCAAGACCGAGGTGACCGATGCCATAGTTCCAGACTGGGCGGTGGACAAAATGCCGTTCGGATTAGATAGCGTTACGTGGGTGCCGTCGGGTACAGCGGTGACGATGAACGTTCCATTGTTCGCAGCGTTGCCCATGCCGGTGACGATGTATTGTTGACCGACGACCGCGCCAGTGCTGGACACAACTGTGTAGTTTGTGTTGCCAGCGGATGCTGCTGCGTTGCCAGTGACCGATAACGATGTTGCCGTGTTCTGCAATGCTTGCGTCAAAACCAAAGGAGTTGTGGTCGAGATGCACGCATACGTCAATCCGCTGCGAATTGCTGCCGTGACCGCGCCAGTTGAGCCGCCTGCGACGCCTGTGTACGTAGTGTTAGCTGTCCACGTAACCGGGTTCCACGATGATGCAATCGGAGCCTGACCGGGGACCGCTACAACGTTGCCCCACGTTACTTGGCCGGTATCCGCAGTCTGGACCCACCCTAAAGAAGATAGCGCAGTGCCGATTCCTTGCGCCCAGTTCTTGTAGTTGGCAAGCGATGAGCTATCAAATTTTAGGAACGACTGAACCTTCGTTGTCAATTAAGCCTCAAGTTGCAGATACGTTATATCTGCGGTGACTGTCGTCGAACTGCCACTCAAGTTCGTGATGCGCCAGTAAATCGTTGTCGATTCGGTTGTATCTTGGTTCGCGCCAAGCACTGGCGGCTGGCAAGGAAAGGTCAGCGGTACGCCGGTCAAACCAGTCAAGTTCCAGTCTCCGATAATCTGGTCGGCGAGTCCCGGTGTCGGCGGTACGCTGATAGGACGAGTCGGCTCTGGTGCCGTATCTCGGCCTGCTGCTGTCGAGTAAAGCTGAATGCGACTTGCCACATTGACCACGATGAAGATGATAGAGAATGTCTTCGCCATCGTGACAGTTCCCGTAATGCTGGCAAGGTTAGCCAACACTCCGGACGATATCGATGCTGTAGCTCTGGCTTCCAGTCCGCCGGATGGCGTCGGTGGTACCACTGGGATGTTGTTGATGATCGTCGTAATCGTGCTGGCCGCGGCCGCGTTCGTGAACGGGTTGGCTTGGTTGCCGAGCGGCATCAACGAGTACTTCGGGATTCGAGGCGTACCCACTTCTGTACCCACGAAGCTGACGTCGTGCTGCAGCGTCGGAGGCATAGAGCCGGAGAAAAACTGCGGCATGTCGTGTGGGACCGGTGCCGCAGGCGCGCCCGGAGGCGCTTGGCCCGGACGGACTGCCGCCGCTTGCGCGGGCGTCCAATTGTCTGGGACCTTGGTCTCGTCCATCAAGTACGGATTCGGCATTTATTAGTTGTTTCCCGGGCCGTATGTGCCCGGTGTTCTTGAATTTGTTGGTATAATAGCAGCAACTCTTGAGTCAACCGGAGCGCCAGCAGAGCGACCATCTATTCCCGGTATTGCTGAATTACTGCTAGTTTGTACGTCGTAAATCACGGCTCCTTGAACTGTACGAGACTGATTCGGGCCGAACGGGGCTACGCGGCAATCCGGCTGACTATAGAAGCTAGATGCGCCAATCGTGTATGCTGCTGAGCCTATGTTGCTGTCCAAGTACCCCGTTGCTTTTGCAAGAACCTTAATTGTGAGGCTGCTCGGTACTGAGATTGGGCTTGTGTATGGAGTTGAACCTGCGGTCGGCGTGCTACCATCCGTAGTGTAAAACATCGCGAACCCGGCTTGGCCGGAGTCGGTGTCGTTCACCGTTACGTTCTGCGTACCGGAGTAATTGCCAGCTACCGGACTAAACGTCGGCGTAGCTACTGTAAGCTGAGTTGCTACAAAGTTCACGCCGGAGATATCCGCGTTCGTGATCGTCTGGCTTGAGTTAACCGGGCTGAAAGAGTACGCAGTCTTGGTGGGCGTAATCGTATAAGAACCCACCGCTAAGTTCGACAGCGTGTAGTTGCCGCTGCCGTCTGCTGTCGTCGAGCCGGACGCTGTACCCGAATACGACACCGTCGCGCCAGCCACGCCTGCGTTGCCGGTGATGTTGAACTGGCTGGTGAAAATACCTAGACCGACTGTTGCCTTGATGGCCGCATTATTTTCGCTCGATGTAAAACTGGCGGTGACACTTCCGCCGCCAGAAGACAAAAGACTTTCTATGGCGTTAAGTGAGGCACCTCCGTTGCTAGCTGTTGTACGCAGCGTATAGCCAGCACCCGCCGTATAAGTGCTGGCGATAGCCACCGCTCCGCAAGTGACAACACCTATTTGCAAATCTCCCGCTACAGCCGTGGCTGCGTTGCTAAGTAGAGCGGTTTCGTTGGTTACCGCAACAGCGCTGGACGCGCGTAAGGCAACAGGTCCACTGTGCTCAGATATGGATATGCCGATGCCGACAACCGAAGTGTTGAAGTTCATCGTTACAGTGTTGGCACCAGTGCTCGTTGCGAATGCAAAAGCCCAACCGCCTTGAATCGGAGTGGCACCGCCGTCAGATTGATCGTATACGATGGTCCAGTTTCCTGTTGTTCTAGTACTGGTGATATTCGATAGATGTGCCGCACCCGCACCGTTATAGCGCCAACTAACAATCAGCAAATTCCCAATGGTGACATTCGAAACGTAAGCGAGTGTACCTGTGGTTCCGCTTTGGTTTACTGTTGTTGAGGTTGCTTGTACGAATGCGTTTGCCATGATTTCCTTATGTTGTCAACGTCAAACTGCTATACGTTGGGTGGTAATATGGTACTTGATTCTGGAAGTCCCCACTGTAAATTACCGTCAGTGGGATGCTTTGCGTCAGCGTGTTTGAAGACGCTGTGCGATGCAAGATAGTTTGGTTGTAGTAGCCGCTCGGATTGTTCGTCAAAGAACCGACCTGAGTCCAAGGACCTGCTGGTGTCGGACCCTCCATCACAAGCCAAACAGTATTCGATGTACTTGCGATCACCGGACGGTATGTGCTGAACAACAGATAGCGGTTGATGGCCGGAATAAAGCAAATGTCCTGCCATCCGACCTTGCCGGTGTTGCTGTAAATCTTAGTCAAACCAGTCGTCGAACTCTGCCAATTAGCGTTGTTCACGAAATCTGCCGAAGTTGGGTTGGTCGGGCCAATCCAAAACTGGCTAGCCGAGTATGTTAACGAAAATAACTTGACGCGGGGTATGCGCCCCATGTAGATGTAGTCGGACGCATCATTTGGCCCCTCAATGATCGTGAAATACACGTACGCGTTGCCGCCGTCGAAGCCGTTGCCAGATGTTGTATATCCGTACGTGCCATCGTCACCGGCGTAGCGAACAGGGGTTACCCAACCCCAATTAGAATTATTACCGAAGAAGAACGGAGCAACAGAGTTACTGCCGCTGTTTGGGAAAGCCGGTATTCCGTTCGCGTTAAATGTTGTCGGGTTGTTGAAGTTGCTCCACGATACGCCGTGGTTATCCGAACGTATCACGTTTCCGTAAAATTGCCGACGGACGGTTCCAACAATCTCGTGACGGCCCGTGAACATAAATAACGAACCTTTCATACCGAAGAGACCATTGGCCTTGTTTGATAGAGCAATTCCGCCGGGACCGTCAGTGCCGTTGGTGGTCGCGTATCCGCCATAAGCGGTCAACGGATTAATTTGAGCAATAGCTAAAGTTGCTTCATTGGTAATTGAGCACAGTTGCTGATTCGCGCCCGTTCCTGTTACTTGAGCATCGTCTCGAATCATGTATGTGATGTTGTTGTTCGACAAGAAATTGTACGGAATATCGCCGTCCGGCACCGTAGCCGTCGGTGAGCCGAACGCTACCGAGATAACCGGGATACTGCTGTGTGCGACCGCCGTCTTTACCGTCTGAATGAAAAGCGAAGAACCTGATTGGACGATGCAGGTAACACCCGTATTGGCCGGAAGACCTGCGACAATCTGCTGGTGAGAGGTCGATGCCAGTTGAACATCATTGTCAACAGCCGCAATTCCGTTAGCCGAGAAACTGCCAACTACCGCCGTTGGGCTCGTCCAAGTTGCCACGACAGTGCTGTCGGTAACTGCAAATGAGATTATTTGAGGTCCGCTCGCTGGCAGTACAGATGAGACTAGACCGCCCTCGTTGACCGTTTGAATCAAATCTAATGACTGGGGGTTGCTGAATCTTCCTAATACCGCTTGAAGCGTCGGAGGGGTACCAGAGCCGCCAATCGAGTTCAAGGCCGCAGTTATATTTCCGCTTTGGTCAATCGTTTGAATCAAGTCCTGATTGCTTGGATTCTGGAAACGGCCCATCAGTGATTGAGATGTGGGTACTGTTCCAGAGCCGCCAGCAGAGTTCAAAACAGCGATTAACTGTCCAGAAGAATTGATGACTTGAATCACGTCTTGGCTTGCTAAATTTTCGAAGACACCTATTAGTGCTTGCGTGGTTGGCATTGGACCCTTTAAGTCTCGATAACTAGACGACCATAGATCGTCATGTTGTACAATTCGTTCCCCACGGATGTGGTTCCAAAGTCAACCTTTACCTGCATGTGGCGGCAGCGCGCGAGTTGAGCGTTGGAGTTGAAGTAATAACGGTTCGGGCTATAGCTGGACGGGATGATCGTGTCTCCGTACAGCGACGGTGGGTCGAACTGTGGCGTGTTGTTCGCGCCGTTTACGAACGGTGTGAACGACCCACTGATTTCGTTCATCAAGTAACTGATGGTCGGCTGATACGAAACGCCGGAGAAGTCCATCTCTAAGAACTTGACCAAGGCTAGCTGGCCCGGGTGAGAGAGCATGATGCTGCCCATCGTGAAGTTTGCAGGGTACGCCACACCGTCGTCTGTGAACGTTGTGAGGCTGCGGACTAAGATGTTGTCGCCCGGCGCAGTTCCGCCAGCGAGCAGCTTCTTGATGCCCGGTGAAGTTTCAACGCTCTGCACCATCTTGACGCCGCCGGTGATTAATCCGAACGGTGACCAAATCGGTTCCGGACCTTGTGCAGCGCCCGGGACTTGGTGAGGGTTCAAACGATACCAACCGGTTGAGCCGTCGGCAACGAAGATGCAGTTGTCGGTTCCATTTTGGTGAACAGCCACGTACACACTGGCCGGGTTCCACGTTGCGTCCGATACTCCCGACGCTGGCGTGTTTGCAAACTGATCGCCCAGCGGAAAGCCAAAGTTTGAAAGGTTCAAACTCGGGGTGATAACTCGGAACATGTTGTCGTTCGAGAAGAAGTAAATTTCTCCCGCAAAGACATCGCACGCGTTGTAGCTGAGCAAGCCTACGCCCGGTGCCATCGTTACGGAGAAGAAGGTTGCGGTCGCGGGACCTCCACCGATCATCTCGATGCTGTCGGTGAGGAAGGTCACGATACCTTGCGGAGTCTTGACCAGTCGGATAACCGGCGCAAGGAACGGCAGTTCATCCGCGGGGTTGAACGCCTCGTTCGGATTTCCTGTGATTACGTCCGGGCCGCCGGAGAATACTACGCTCTGCCCATTGGCTCCCCAAATACGTTGAAAGTTGTACACCATCGGTAGGAACGTCGACGGCGGTGGGTCGTTACTGTCGTCAATCGGCGCAGGGATAAGTGGGTTCAATCCCGGGAAGGTTCCATCCGGTGTGCTTGGCAGGAAGTCTTGGAAAGTCCACTGCTGCACGCCAGCCAAAGCTGGGACGTTTGGAATTTCGGTTAGCTCGAACATGTCGCCGGAGCCGCTCGCGCTATCCGCAGAACGCCAGATTACAATCGTGTCAACTTGTGGGTCTGATGAATAATCGCCGGAGATGGTGTTCACGGAGCCGGAGTTAGCGCCCACAATCTGGTTGACCGGGGACGCAGTCGAGATCGCGTTAGTCTCGGAGCCGAACGGCGTTCCTAAGTTGACACTGCCCGGGGGAGTATCGCCGCCGCCTAACGGCGCAGGTGAGTACTGGTCTGTTAACGGACGAGCCTTATAGCTGTACGCGTAAGCGAGACCGAACAGCCATGAGAGCGACTGGGTCGATATCGCGGCGACCGTCTGCCATGTGATCGTCGGGGTCGGGCTGCCGTTCGTATCGTTGACCGTAGAACCAATCGTGGTCGGGAACGTCGGGATGCTCGTACCTGATTTACCGGAGTTGATTACCGCCTGCACGAAGCCGCTGGCGTTAACCTCGGAGCCGCCGAACTGTTCGCTCGGGCCGGGAGGTTGGAAACCGACTGTCGGAAGATGCCAGATGCCGGTCGTTGCGGAACCAGCAACCCAAGGCAAATCCTGACCTACGCAGGTCCATGTGATGCCACCGTCTACTGTGGTGGAGCCGTATCCAGCGCCCCAGTTGTTCAATGTGATTACGCCGACTGCAGAAGTTTCGGGAGCGCCGGTGTTGACATTCACTATGATCGTATTTGAAGTCGCGGAGACAACTTGGAAGGTTGCGTTGTTCGCAGAATTAGCGAAGCCGCTGGCCGTTATCTGTTCGCCAGCGATTGGAGTGTAAGACCAGCTTCCTGCGTTGCGCGTGAAAGTCGTGGTCGTGCTCCCGTTCGTAACCGTGATGCTGGTCGCAGTCGTGATCGAGGTGCCCGGGGTTTGACTTCCGCTGAGTCCGCTGCCGGTGGTCTTAGTTGCAACTTGGAAGTTCGAGCCATCGAATACGCAGCCGAAGGGAAGACCTTGTGCCTGCCATGCGGTGTACGCGTGGGAAGCCTGCCACGCAGCTTGTCCCAAGCATAGCCAAGAGAGTTGACCGTCGTTGATTGTTACGCCGTATGTAGAGGTTGATGGGAACGGGATGTAGCCGGAGCTAGAGGTTCCACCAACCTTCGGGATAAGCAAGTAGACCGTCGTCCCCGCTGCTGCAGGGAGGTTGCCCGTCAAGACGAAGTTAGGAGTTCCAGCAATCGATGCGTTTGAACCAGCCGATACCCACGTTGAGTATACCTTGCTCGGGCTCCAACGCATCGCCGCCATCTGGGATGCTGTGTTGTAGCTGCCGATTGCAAACCAGTGAGTGTTGCCGTTGAAGTATCCACCGGACGGTCCCGGGTATGCGCCGGAAAACGCAGGCAACGTGCTGCCAGTAAGACCGAGGTGTCCAGAGTTCTTGTAGTTGCCGTAAACTACGTTGACCGCAGTGCCTGCCCCGGGTTCGCTGAAATTTTCACCAGCGTAGCCGCCGCCGATACCTAAGTCGGCGTAGAAGGTGCTCGGTAGGATTGCGCTAACCGGACCCATGTTCAACCAAGTTACAGTGCCGTCGACAAGCGTTCCGCCTTCCGTGATAGGAAAGTCCGGCGCGCCGTTGCCTGCCGTTCCAAACTGGGAGGTCGCGCTGTTCGTGCCGTCCGCGTTCACACCAATAAGTTGCCAGATGAGAGGGGTCGAGTTCGTGTCCTTCGTAAGACCCATCGTTGTGAAGTTCGTGTTAGCCTGCCACACGGTCGCCGCAGCGCCGGATGCGGTCTCTGTGACCGTCGGCTGGGTGGTCGGTGTCGCGATACCCCAATTCCAGATTGTGCCGTTCGTGTTCAGCGGTGTGTACTTCTTCGTGTCCACTCCGTCGCCCATGTAAAGAACGCCAGCGACTGAGATGAAGTACGTCTGTCCCGCGCCCGCTGACTTAGCAAATAGCAAAGTTGCGGTGCCGTCCTGATTGTCTTTGTAAACTCCGCCCGCAGTTTGAGCGGTCGCGGCGATAGTCTCCGCCACACCCAGTGAGTTGCTCAACGTCAAAGTGGTGGTGGTAGATGCGGTGCAAGTGAAGACGCCGTTGTTAGCCGGGCTGGCAACGAATCCCGCGACGGTGAACTTCAATCCGGCGTATCCGTTGGACGCGCCGCCCGGGAAGGTGCCGTTATAAACTGTCGTGCTTCCAGATGCGTTGTTCGCCGAGGTGATCGTGAGAAGTCCGCTGTCCGTGGTGTCGATAATGACTTGAATCGTGCCGTCAGAGAGTTGGAATGAAAACGCGCGGTCAGGCGCAGTCGCGTACGACGCACCCTCCCCCGCTGTGGTTCTAAAGGGAACCATGCCGGGACGGCGCTGCAGCGTCAGTCGGTTTGTCAACTCAACGTTGAGTCCGCCCAACAAAGCGTCCGGACGACCGCCGTAAAAGCGCGCGGTGTAAACATCCGACGGGTCGTGCAAGGTCGCACGTTGCGTGTACAACCCGGTGAACGCGCGGTCCATGAAGATCGGGACGTACTTCGGCTGCTTCTGCGGTCCTGCTCCGTTACTCTCTAGTAGGGTAGCCAATTACATTCCTCTGCCGTTTTGGCCTAGTTGGACCATTCCGGATACTGCTGCCTTCTCGGTATCGCGTGCCAGCCACTGCTGAGCAAACGCGTTGCGCTGTGTTTCGGTCAAGCCGGTTGCCTTCGCAAAGAAAGCCGCCACACCGCGCTGACGGTAAAGCTGTGCTCTCGCGTCGTCGACGATTGCCAACGCCTCTGCGAGGAAGAGATTGTTGTAGACGTCTCGGAAGGTATCCGGAATCGGAGCCCAATCGAAGTTGCTGACGTAGCCGGTGTTGGTTGCTGCTACGCCGGATGCGTTAAGTACGACTAATGAAGTCGCGGTGCAGCTTACAACTTGAAACGAGCCGTTGTTTGCCGCGAGCGTGAAGCCGGTGATAATCGCGGTCGAGCCTGCAGGGAACGCCAGCTTATCAAACACGCCGGTGTATGTAGTCTGACCTGCGGCCGCATTGCTTGATGCCGACAACAGGTAAGGGCCGAACGGCAACGCTATCTTTTGGTACACGAGTGTTACGGTGTAAATTGCATCTGGTACAGCGAGGAACCGTAAAGAGAAGTTCAACGCGTTGTTTGTAAAGAACGAACGCTCGATGGAGAGCGCATTCGGACGGGCTTGGTCGGAAGACGGAGACAGGGCCGCGTTGTTGTAGACGTCCTTGATTTCGTAGACCTTCCCGATATCATCGGTCAACGAGACCTTCTCGATATACGCTAGGTCGTCCAACTGCTGGGTGTAGTCTTGCTGACCTTGCACGGTCACAAATGTGACCTCCGCTCGGTTGAAGAAGAACGACTGAGGCGGATTCAAGATCGAGTTGCGAATCATCGTGCCAATCGAGACCGCAGGTTCCATCCCCAATCCCGCCGTGAGCGGCGAGTATTGGATGAAGGTCTTCGCGAAGTTGATCGTCTGTTGAAGATTGTCGGTCATCTAAATTATCCTTATGGTCTCGGGTAGTTGTAAGGCCATGCGCCGCCTTGGAAGTTGTTGCGGCTGCGGGCTGCACCGAACACGGTGCGGGTCGGGATGAACTTGTTCTCTTCCAGTTCTCGGTCTTCCTTCATACGCAACTCTTGGAGACCCTTCAACCAGAGAGCCCACTCGGTTTGGAACTTGGCGTAAACGGCCTTCTCGGGTGATCGCTTGTAAAGCAGTGCGATGAACCCATCTCGGAAGGTCGGCTCTAGTTCGTCCGGAAGCGGTGCCAACGTCTGGCTGAGGCTGTAGAATCGAACCGGCTTCATTTGAGCGGTGATGTTGAACTGCCACTCGGTGCCCGTTTGGGACGGAACCGGTGAGAAGCGGAAGCCCCACCCGTTCGGGTCTAAAACGGTCCACGTGGTGGTCGCTCCGGCTCCGGGGGTGGCTATGGTGCCGGGGCAGGCATTAACGGCCGCCAGCGGGGCTGTGGTGCCTTCTGTGCCGTATCCAGTGAGTAATAGCAGGTTGCCGTTGGCATCCTGAATCTGGGTGATCGGATTGTCCGGCTGGGAGTTGTTGCCGGTGGGCAGTGTGTAGACGCTGCCGGAAACCGGGTTGTTGCCAGTGGTCGCGCCGCCTACGTCCGCTTGACCCCATACGCCGAAGTACAGTGTGCGGTTCGGGAACCAGTTCGCACGGAAACCGGGGTCGCCCAGTCCTGCCGCGCCGGTGTACGATGCGGTCTGCTGGGGCAGTTGACGGCCGACTTCGATGCGGACGTACGGCTTCGGGATAGCCGAGTTGTTGATATCGAATCCGATGCCGCGCTCCAACCATGAGAGGTTAAGCAGGGGAGCCGCCGCGGAGATCGCGTTACCTGAGTGAGTCTCGTTCACGGCCGCAGAGTTCTTCAACACGATTGCGGTTGAGGACGAAGCCACGCAGAGGAAGGTTCCGTTGTTCGCGCTGGTCGCGAAACCGGTGATGAGGAAGGGCACGCCGATATAACCGCCGAACGCGCCGTCCGGAAAGCTGCCGATGTAGTTCGCGGTGCCTTGAGATGCAGACGCTTGCGCGACTGCGGTCAAGGTCAGATTGCCGCTCAATCCCGCGGGGATGACAGCCGCGTAGTCTTGCTGAAAGCTGTTTGAGTAAATCGGCGGGATGTTGAACTCGTTCCACTTGTACGGGAAGGCTACCGCGCAGATAGCGTTCATCACCGTGTTGGCAACAGAGAGCGCCACGGTCGCGGTGAATCCGCCAGCGTTGATGACTGGTTCCAACTCGCCGTACGTCTGCGCTTGGTCGATCAGGTGCTGAATGGTCACCGTCGACTGGTTTGAAAATTGTCCGAATGCCATGTGTTAACCTTAGATTAACTTGTGCTGTTTGAGAATTTCCAACACAATCTTTTGAATCTGTGCTTCGCCTACTCCGATATCGCCGCGAGGGCCGCGAGGACCGGGGTAACCTTGTTCACCTTGCTCGCCTTGGTCGCCCTTCTCACCCTTCTCGCCTTGGGGGCCAGCTTCACCCTTCTCACCTTGGAATCCGCGGAGGCCGGGAGTGCCTTGAGGACCGAACGGACCTTGAGGTCCGGCCAGACCGTGAGGGCCTACTGGTCCTTGAGGACCGACACTGCCCATTTCACCCTTCGCGCCTTGAGGTCCTTGTAGACCTCTTTCACCTTGAGGACCCTGTAAACCACGTTCGCCGTCTACGCCGTCCGCGCCATCTTCACCATCGAAGCCGCGAGGGCCTACTTCTCCCTGCTCACCTCGTTCGCCTTTCTCGCCCTGCAATCCACGCTCGCCTCGGTCACCCTTCGGGCCGGGGATGTTCGAGACACCCGGCGCGCCTTGGGGGCCGGGCTCGCCCGCTGGTCCGACCGAACCAACCGGGCCTGCTGCTCCTTGAGAGCCGACCGGTCCTTGAAAACCTTGAGGCCCGCGAAGACCTTCCGGACCTCTACGGGATACGTGAACTTTGCGAAACTCTGCGACCTCTCTTAAGGCCACTTCTATTAACAGCTTCAACTGCGTGATTTCAGCTTCCATTGTATTCTCCAATCAAAAGTCTATTGTCTTACGGCTGTGGGTCTGGGGGAGGAGCCAGCAATGCTGCTGGCATGTCCACTGGTACTGCTTGCAGCTTCGGTAACTCTGTCTGAATGAACAAGGCTGCTTGACCGATCATCAGTGCCGCGAGTTGAACGTCGGCGTCGATAATCATCTGCGCCAGCTTAGCGTCTCCTCCGTATTTCACGACGAACCCTAAAAGCATTTGGGTTGCCTGAGACTTGGAGACGCCGTCATCTTTCATGATGCTTAGTTGTTGCGTTGCTGTCTGGTAATCGTACGGCATGTGTCTCCTTATGTTCCGCAGCCCGTCAGCATCAGGGCGTTCGGAAGAGAACTGAATGTTCCTGTTGTGAACAGAGAGAACTGAGCGAATGTTAGAGTTGAGTTTGGGTTTCCGTTCATCCCTGTGACTATACCTGTCGATGCTGCGCTGCTTATGCAAGCAGCAAAGAAAACATTGTTCAGGAAGCCAGCGATGATGTTTCCGCTGCACTCGATGCGTATCTTATCTCCGGTCACTGGTGCGGATGAACTGAGAACCGTTCCTTGGTTTGTCAGCGAGTTGGTGCCGGGTGTTGATTGTGTTTGAAAAATCCAACCAACTGAGTAGACAAAGCGCCAGTACGCATAGCTTGCGCCGAGAATGCCACGAGCTTGCGGACCCATAGCAGCCAAACCGTTCATGTTTGCCGCCATAGTCATCTCAGCCCAGTGGTCTGTCGGAAGAGTCAAGCTGGAAACATACGAACCGTTTCTAGCGTTTATCACCGACGCTTCCGCCACGTTCGATACAATCTTGAATGGGTTGGATACCGCTTCAACGTACGTAGACCAGTTTCCGTTGCCGAGAGGGTTTTCGTTCGCTCTTGTAAAGTTGTCGCTGAAACCTGTTACACGAGTCTGTTGAACAACCGCTCCGCCAGACCAAGCTGACAAAGCAGCGTTCGCCACGCTAGTTACTGGCGTGACTATGAACCCGGGAGTGCCAGACGTGATGTTGGTGTCTATGACTCCGAGCCACGGTGCCCCGTTTACTAAAGCGACCAGTCGAGAACCAACAACTAGAAGGCGTATTGTGCTTCCGGCACTGATTGTGACAGCCACGGTTGTTAGAGTCGCGGCTACACCAGCTACCATGCGCTGAATCGTGAGTGTTCCAGATGCTCCTAGTCCTGTGGCGTTGGTCCAGAAGCAGCGGTAGCCTGTTTGAACGCCTGTGGCCATGCGGACACTGCAACCTACGAAGTTGTTGGTTCCTGCACAAGCAGATACCGTGACTTCCGACCACTGGTCGTTCGGCCACGGAGAGAAACCAGTTCGGATGGTATCCCCGTTGTTGCTCGCGCCAGTGGACGTTGACTCAGCCTTGTTCGATACAATCTGTGCCGCGCAGAATCCTGCGCTCGATAGCCACTGAGACCAGTTTCCGCCGTCACTGATCGGGTTTTCGTTCGCTCTTGTGAAGTTGTCTGAAGCAAGTTGAGGCATCAACATGAGATCACCTTACTTGTTCTTGGCGAAGACAGCCATGTAGTCACATGCGACTGTTGCAGAGTTGCCGATAGTCCACGCAGTTGCTGTTGATGTTGCTGGAAGCGGTGTCGGGAAGTTGATTACGATACCGCCGTTAGCTGCTAGAGCGAATGTGTAAGATGCTGTGCCGTCTGTCAAGGTGACGATGGTCGCGCTCGTGCTGCGGTTGGTCGCGACGAATGTGATGATGTCATTGAACACGCCAGTCGCGCCAGCGGCGATGAAGCTAACACCAGATGCCGAAGAGTTGTTGCTGACTACGGCTGCGCCAACTAGGTCGCGAGGGGTGTTCAACACCATGACTGGACGACCAGCCTTGTCTCCCATCTCTGCGACAATCTGTCCGTCTGTTCCCGCTGTCGGGAATGTGGTTGCTCCACGAATACCTTGGTACAAAACGTTCGCTGGCGCTGTGCCAGTTGCGGGTGCGTCGAATGCCGCGCCTGCGTTGCCTCTAGCATTTACTGGCTGCGCTGTCGTACCTGTTGGGTCCACGCGAACCGGATTGCCTGATGTCCCGAGAGCGTTAGTGCCGTCTGAAAGTTCAACCGGTAAAGCATTCGTGAGAGCCGGGGCGGTTCCGTTGATGCCTGTGATGTTGACGTTGCTGCCGCCGCCTCCTCCGCCAGAGGTCTTGATTTGGCCGTTGACGTCTACTTGAATCGGACACGCTTGGCCGTCCACGAGGACGGGGGCGACTGCGTTGTATACGCCCGCAACTACTTCTCCGGTTGTTGGCTTCGCGCTATTTGGTCCGCTTGTTGACATAAATTAAAAATCCTCGCGCAGCATGGTGGGTGCGCTAAAATGTGAAGGGGTGCAGCCGAGGTGGGAAGTTTGGAAAATCGGTACTATGGTTGTATCGGCGGTCATCTTTTTCCCTGAAAAAAGGAGGGGGCGGAACCGCCGCCCCTCGGTTGAAACTTACAGTTGCAGGTTAGGTACATCCAGTCCGACGTCCGACTTCGGCATCGAGCCTGTTACCTGTGTTGCGAAACGCTCCGATGACGACGGCTTGTTGCTGCTGTCTTCCGCCATCTCGACTGCGCGACGCCACCCGATACCGGTCCAGTTCGGAATCTTACTTCCGTTACGGGTTAGGTACTCGTCTGTGTCGCCCGGGAGCCAACGCGCGCCGCACAACTGGCACTTGATTACTTGAGTGCGGTCGGTGAAAATGTGAGAGTAAACTGCCGGGTCCTTCTGTTGACCACGGTTGCGGCCAGCGCCGCCCTTCAAGTGCTTGCAAGCCTTCTGGGTCTCGATCTTGGCAATCGTGTAGTTCTCAGAGTCCTTACGACGCTGGGCTTCACGAGCCTTTAGAGAGACTTCTAGGGCCGCTTCCTTCTCCGCGATACGTGCTTCCTTCGCGGCCATGATTGCCAACAAGGCCGACAGCTTTGCGTCGGTCATGCTAGCGCCGGATTGCGCTTGCGCGATCACGGCTTCTACGTTCACTTCTGTTTTGTCTTTCGACATGGTACACCTTATAGGTTGGCAGAACATCTTCAACCGCCCTGTTTTGGCCCGGGGTCAGGCTATTTGACTACTGTCCGAGGGATGCTTCCTGATCGTCTATTTCGCGGTAACGAGTTCCGTTACGCTTTTCCCATAGACTCCGGAAGTATCTTGCGGAGATTACGTTCGGTGATGGTACACCGAAGATTTTGTGGCACTGTTGCTCTGTGATGATCTCTTTCTCAACCAACTGGATTGCGACCGTCCGCCATCCGCGGGACTTCTCGCCGGACGGGATGCCGTGGCTGTCCAGCTTCAATATGCTCCACTCCCACATGAAGGGGACGTCTAGGTAGCAAATTGGGCGTAGCTTTCGAGCGTTGCCGGGAGGGATACAAAACAGCCCAACCGTCGGGACGCCGCCGGGACCCTTCCATCCGTGGTCCGCGAGCGCGTACTTAATGCCGTTGTCGCTCAGCTTCTTCAAAAATTCTCTGGTGACGACCCTGTTCACCATGCGCGCGGCCTCGTTCGTGAGGTCGTCTTGGTCATCCCACTTGTAGCCGGTCGCCATCTTATTGGAGATTTCTTTCTCCGCGGCGAAGGACTCTTTCACATACGACTTGTATTCGTGCGGCCACTTCACCCAGTTCGGGGTGCCGCCCGCCAACATCTGTTGGATAGCCTCGTGCGTCGCGTCGATATCGTGACGCTCGTTGAAGGGATTTTCTACGTCCGTGCCCGGTACGTACGGCTGGTCCGGCTGATGAATAAGACTCATTGGATATTCCTTTTAGCTTATTGTGGTGCGCGGCTCTTAGCCTATTATGAAGTGAGAGGGGAGGCATCGACCTCCCCACTCGGGTTTGGCAAATTACTGAATTGCCGGAACGCTGTCGATGTAGCGGATACGCTGGGTGTTCACACCAGTTGCCGGTGGCAACGTTACTGTCTGGTGGAACTTGTAAGAGCACCAGCCGCCGATGGTCGAAACTGGGTCGAACGACGATGCTGGCGCGTCGGTGACAACACGGCAGTCGATGGTCTTCCAGTCGCCTTCGTCAAGGTCGGTGTCGCCCGGAACCTGCAGCCACACGCCGATCATGGCGTAGTTACCGAACACGTAGGTGCGGTATCCGATGCGGCTCGAACCAGCGTAGTTAGCGGTGGTCGTGACGAACGGAGTCTGCATGAAGCCGATGTTGGTGCCCGGCAGAACGATTACCTTGTTCTGGTCGGAGCCTGCCATTGCATCGTACTTCTCCATGTTTTCGTACTTCCACAAGTCAACGATGCTGTTGTTCACAGTCGTCGCGTTGTAGATGTCGCCCAACACGTTCGGGCTGATTGCGCCCAAGAACATTCCACGCTTGCAAGGCAACACGTTCTTTGAAACAAGCTGCTGCTTCAATTCACGGATGGTGCCCAAGTCGAGCGTGTACGGAGATGCCAACAACGCCGACTGGTTGACTTGTGAGTCAACGCCGCTTGCGCTGTCCGCAACTGCGCTGTACAACTCGCTGATCGACTGACCGGCTTGGTAGCCGAGTTCGACTGCGCTGTTGCCTACCAATTCGTCAATCGCCGCTGCAATAGCGAACGAAGAGAAGTTGGCGTAGTTGTTCCATTCGCCGATTTGAGCCGGGCTGGACAACTGGGTGATGACTTCCGGGTTGCCCACGGTGCCATCTGCGTTCTGAACCGTGTCGCCCGCCAGTGTGTTGTACTGGAAGAAGGTACGGTTTACGCCCATGTGAAGACCTTGGACGCGACGCTCTGCTGCTCCAACGAATGCGTTGGTGTTGCCCTTGAGGTTCGGAATCAGTTCCTTATCGAAAATGATTGCCTGTGCCGTTAGGACGTTTGATACGTTTGACCCTGATGGGTTAGGACCGCTCATGATATATCCAGTCTATGGTGTCCCGCTATGCGGGCTGTCTGTCACTAGCGGATACGGATGCCGTAAGCCTCAAGCTGTTTGACGAATTGAGGGTCCGTCTTCAGCTTTGCTCTCATTTGGTCCGGCTTCATATCTCTGACAGATTGCAAGAACTCCTTTCTTGCGAGTGCGGCATCCTTGACTACGGGGCGTTCTGCGCTGAACGTACCCGGAGGTAGGCTACCATTCACTCCCGGTCGACGGGCCGCTGGTTGCTGATTAGGCGCGGCAGGCGTCGGAGCCGTTGCTGTAACCGCAGGCGCGACTGACGCCGGTGGCTGAGCGACTACTGGTACTGGCACTGCGGCTGCTGGTTCCGCTACCGGGATTACCGGTTCGACGGTCGCTGCCACAGCGGGCGTTGGAGTCGGATTAGCGACCTCAACAGCCGGTGTTTGCGTGAAGGACTTAACCTTCACAAGTTTGCCCTCTTGACTGATGAGGTCCAAGAATGCGGCCTCTAAGTTGTCGAGAGTAAAATCAAGATTGTGTTCAGCGAAATACTCGCTGATCGCCTTCTGGTTGGCCTCACACGGGTTGTAATCGTAGAGGTGGCGGCGCATGAACTCGTTCGAGATGGCGCGGCCCTCTTCGAAGGCTTCCTTATCGCTCAACTCGCGGTCACGCTTCTGATACTGGCTTTCGATCACCTCACGGATTACGTCGGTGACCTTGGATGAATCCTTGGCTTCCAGAGCGCTCTTTGCGGCTTCCGCAATCTGCTCCGGAGTCAGCGATGTCTTCGGTCCCTGCTTGAAGGTCAGCTTCTGCTGCTTCAAACGGTGGAACGCGCGGGTCGCTTGGGTGTGGACTTCTCGCTGCTTCGACATCAACTCTGGTAGCGTTCGTGCTTCCAAGTGAGTCGGACGGCCGATAGGACGTTCATCTTCGCCGAGCACCTGATACTCTTGTACGTAACGCAAAGCCTTACCGGCCGCGTCTCTCAAGATTCTAATACCTTGGACTGCCCACTCCGCATCTTCTGCCTCGAATGAAGGCAGGGCTGGCGGCGCTGCTGGGGCTACTGGTTCCGCCGGTGCGGCGGCCATCTGTTCGGCTTCCGCGGCTAGTGCCTCTGTTGAGGGAGGAACCACGCGCGCTATCTGTCCGTCGAGTTCGGCCTCTCGCGCTTCCTGTTCGTTCTTCGCGGCAAGCATCAGCTTGGAGACGAAGGAAACGACCTCTCGGTCGCGGAGGAGTTGCTGCATCTGAGCCGAAGTTTCCGGGCTCTTGATGGTAGCTTGGATAGTCTTCCAGTCCATTTGCAGGACTTGATCTTTAGTGATTGCCATGTGAGTTCCTTATTAGATTCTACTTCGCGTCCGTGGGGACGATTGGCAAGCGAAAGCGATTGACCGGCTCTGTTGATACGGTCGTATTCTCTCGCTGCTTCACTTCTTCCGTTGCGGTGTGGAGATGGACCCTTACCGAGTCTAAAAGGCTGGCCGAGAAAACGTTCATCGCGCGTGCGGTCGTCTGCAAGCCGACTAGCTTCTGGTCATACCGGTCTGCGCTCGGGTCCAGCTTGATGACAGCCTCGGTCGCGCGGCGGCACTCTTCTGCCATCAGCTTCACGAGAATCTTCCATCCAGTCTGGTTGGTCAACTGCGCGAGGGAGACGCGTTCTTCGAACGTTAGCCCCTCACCTAATACCTTGCGTCCTTCTTTCTCTTCTGCCATTGTGTATTCCTATCGAAGGCCGAGTCTCCTCGGCCCCCGGATTATAGTGCGGTTGTCGCGCCGAAGCCTTGGGTCTGCTGAGGGCCAGTACCGGTTAGCTGTGGTGCGGTTGATTTCTCGATAGAAGCACGGAAGGCTTCGTTGCCTGCCTTTCCGAGTTGCTTCTGGTTTTCGATTGTCTGTTCCTGCTGGAACTTGGCTTGCTGCATATCGGCCGCACTCTTCTGCTGCGCCGCTTGCAAAGCTGCCGGACTGTTGGCGTCGTGCTTCTGCTTCTCTTCCGGTGTCATCTCGCGTAAGAAAGCCTGAGAGAACTTCCATCCGGCTGCGTCCACGAATGCTTGGAAGATAGCGACTGCGTCGAACTGATATCCGGCGTCGTTGGCGTTGGCCGTGAACGTCGGGTTGTTCAACAACTGAATCATGATCGGTAGAGCCTGCGCCATTTCCTTCTTAGCGCCGAGGCTTGCACCAGCGAGCACTTCGTACTCGATGGTCGCGTTACGGTAATCGATGTGGTCGACCTTGAATGCGTTACCCAGTTTCTCCCCGAGGATGTCGCGGATAACCGAGGTCGGCAACAAGTCGTTGTCGAGTTCGTCCATCTGGTGCAACCAAGGTTCGAACATTTGGCGGACGAAGCGGCCGGTTGGGCCGTCTAGTCGCGCCGCGTTCGCGCCGATAACTGCGGCCGCGCCCGTTGCGTTTCTCATACCTGTGGTTGCGATGCCAGCGTGTCCCGCGCCCTGCATAACTTGCTCGTTAGCGCCGGATGTTGCCGCGCCTGCGGACTGGGATTGCTGGATGAAACTAAACGCTTCCGAAGGTACAGGAGGCATGGTCAGGAACTTGAAGGCTTTATCAACATCTTCTTCGACGTCGATGATGCCGCCTTGCTCCCATCGGGTGTTCTGCGTTGGAGCGTTGTAGCCCTTCTTTCGAAGAGCGACCGGCTGCAAGCAGTATGCCAATAGGTCAAGTGCGAGGTTCGTTACCCCTTGTTCGACGATTTGTTCGCTTCCGATGAGCAAGCCCAACCCCTGCCCGTAAAAGCTGTCAGGGATGTTGCGCCAGTTAGCGGAGTAGAACGGGATGCGTCCGTACGGGTTAGCCTCGTTGCGGATAAGAATGTTGTGGCCGTTGTAAATCAGGACTACGATAACCTTCTCGTTGTCCCAACGCTCTATGATTTCCAAAGGTGCCCGGTTAGGGTCTGCTGAGGTCTTGTAGCTGCGCGGTTTCGCGTGCTGCAAGTAACCCATCATCCCTTCCGGAATGGTCATAGCAATGTTGTCAGGGCCGGGGGAGGTCGCCGTCGCGAACATCTGGCGAAGGACACTCTCTTCCGGAATTTCGTAGCCGTCGGTGCCGCGGAGACGGTCCAAGTCTTGGTACGTAGCGTAGTCGCGGTAGACAACCCACTTCGCTGCGCGGATATCGCCCACGCGGCATCCCGGGTCAACTAGGACCGTGCGGATGTCAGTGAACTTAATCCAAGGGTGAGAAATCTTCTTCTTGTAGAACTCGATCTCGAAGTCATCTGAGTCGGGGGTGTCGATTGGTGCGGTCTCGACGCCATCCGGCACTTCAACCTTCGGCGCATAACGCTTGTACTTCTTTTCGGTCTTTTCGTACTCGGTGTAACCCCACTTCCAAATGCCGGTGCCGAGTAAAGCCATCTGCTCCAGACCACGCTCGACTTCCTCTTCGAAGCGCATCGCCTTCAACTGAAAGCTGAACAATGCGGTCTTCGCGCGGATTAGTTCCGGGCCGGTGTCTGGGGATGGACGGAGCAGGAAGCACGGGCTCTCATAAAAGATGCCACCCATGATCTTCGGGATGATCGAACTGATGTGGTTCGATACCATGAACTTCGGTACCGCGGAGTTCGCCACATCCGTACTGCCGTCCGCGCTGCTGGTTGATAGCGGGCTCTGATACAGAAGGTCGGACATCGTCCAACCGCTGGCCCACTGGTTGATGTTGATAAAATTGTCTGCTGTCTCGGCGTCCGTGAGCGCCAACTTAATCGCAGCGGTGTCGTTGAATTGAACAGTCCCAGTCTCGGAATCAATATAGGTATTTTCTGTATTGATCTCGTTGGCTGGGTCCTGCGCCAATGCTGCAATCTTTGCGTCGATATCGCTCATAGTCTCCAAGGCCCTTTATTGCCGAATATCACCATTCGAGGGTCCTGCGGTTTCACTGGTGCGTTTTCTTCTATCACCGGCGGCGCGTCGTTTCTTCGTCCTAACGCCCGCTCACGCCACGTCGGCGCTGGTAGGTTTGGGGCAGACGGACGAAGCCGGGTGCCAGAATACTGGGGGCCGAAGTACGCCTCGATGTGGCGTGCTTTTCGGTAGGCTTTCTCTTGCTGCTCTAGCATCCTCTGTTCTTCTTCTGGGTCCACACGGATGTTGGTAAACATCGTCGCCGGAAGAGTTCGAGTCGCTATCGAGATGCAGTCGGGGATGTCGTCTTTGCGGCCCTTCTTCGTCTCGCCTGTGAATCTTTCGAACTGTCTGTACAGTTCATCAATCCAAGGACCCGATATGAAGTGAAGCCGATCATCAGCAAGCAGAATCTCCAAGGTCTTGATGCGGTTGGCCTTGGCGTCTTTGGTGTTGCCGGTCTCGACCCACTTGATGCGGTCAAGAACGTCCAAGCAGTTGTATCTCATCGCGTTCGCTCTCATCGCGAGAAGCAGTAGGTCCGCGCCAAGAGCCTTCTCGATGAAGGTCCGGTTGGGGTTATGCTTTCTCAAGAAGAGCACGATACGAAGAGCCAAGTCCGAAGACTTCCACTTGTCGTAGTCGATGTCTTTGACGATCAGTTCTTCGGTGCCGTCGTCACGCGTGTGGCGAAGCTGGGCAGCGAGTACTGAGTAATCTGAGGTCTTGTTTTCCGAATAAGCCCAGTCGACGGTGACTATAGTCTCACCCGTCTGTGGTGCCGCGGAAGGACCGTAAGTGTGTGATCGCAACACGTCCTTACTGAAGTGGACGACCAAGTCGGTCGTCTCCATCGGGTCGGTCGCGATGTTGAGTTGCTGGTTGCGGAAGCTGCGCTCTTTCTGGATGTTCGTTGAGTTGCGCTCTTTCTTCTCCAACAGCTTGCGGCGAAGGGTAGCAAAATCCAACTTGAACGGGAACCACAGGTCCACCATGTCTTCGGTGACCTTGGACATGCCGTTAGGCTGTTCCAGAAGTTCCTGATACTCTTCCAAGAATTGCGGCTTCGGGTACCACGCAGAGATACTCAATAACGAGAATGGCGCAACGAGCCCATCTTCGTCCGGAGACATGCGGGTGCCGTAATAGTCGTCGGTAAAGTAGCGCGTGCCGATGATGTCGATGAAGCCCCAAGGCTCGACAAGGTCCAACGCTCCGTTGACCTTTTCAGCCAGCGCTTGTCTCATTATCTCATCGGTCGAATTTTTCGGGTCTACGATATCGTCCAGTTTGGCGATGTCGCAACGCTTACCTGTGATGGATGACTCCATCGAGGTAATCCAAACGTGCGGTTCTTTAGAAGTCAAAACCGCTGCCGGGCACTCGATAGGCTCTCGCGATCTTCCGTCCACACCAGTCAGGATGTACTCTGGGTAGAGCAACTGAAAGTTGGAGGGTTCTCCGCGAGGAGGCAAATAGAAGTAGCCCTTGATTTCTTTCAAAAATTGTTTCGATAAATCACGGAAGGCCGTGATAATCATGATGCGGACGTCGGGCGCATTAAGCATCCACTGCGTGGCGTCGATGCCGTCGATGGTTGATTTCCAACCACCGCGGGGCGCGAAAATCATCGCGGTGCGGGTCGCTTCCCCGTCCGATGAAGCACGCTTCTGGTCGCGGATGATTGTACTAACCGTGTGGCGATCAAACTCCGGGTAGTACTTGCCGTGGAAGTCCTTCTTCACGAACATGTCGCAAATCATCTGGTGACTGTCGTGGAAGAGGCTCTTGCCCAAAAGATTGGCTAGCCAATACAGGTCGCGACGACCCTTGTCTCGGAAGAAGAGCCACTCTTGGAAAGTCAGAACTCTGCTGACTTCGAAGATGTGGCGATGCTCCACCTTGTCCGGGTCGATCTTGATTTTCTTTCCGTCGATCTCGGTCTCTACCGCGCGGATGCGGATAGGCTGAATCGATGGGTTCGGGATGTTCTGCTTCTTCTTGCCACTCTTCTTGTTATCTTCTTCGGGCTCTTCCAAGCTGACGTGGTTGTTGCCCATGTAGATGGCTAAAAGTTTAACGGCGGAACGGCACTCGCTACCTACGAACCGGCCAGTCTCGTCCTGCTTCTGAGCCCAGTTTAGGTATTCTTCATACTGTAGTTCCTTCGCAGCCAACGCTTCTTGATTGGCCTTCGCGTCGGCGGAGTTAAAGGGCTCTGGAAGACCTTTATCTCTTGCTCGCTGATTGGCTTTTCGTTGCGTTGGTGTAAGTGCCATATAACCCCTATTGGTTTATTCTAGGGCTGCCTTCGCTTTCGCGTGTGACTCCAACGCGGCATTTAGCTCGGGTCCCTTGTCTGCTTCCACTCCCATGAAACTGCCGCCGCTCTTGCGAGCCTCGCGTGCGTGGGAATAATTCGATGGTGCTGATGCTGCCGGTTCGGACTTGTGAAGAGGACCGCCTGCGGCGTGCTGCAATCTGTTGGCGTTGTCGAGAGCCTCGTGAGAACTCTTCAACGCGTTTGCGATAAATCCGCCCATATTAAACTCCCTTGTCATCCTTTCTTTGGAACATGTTCGATGCTCGGTTGACCGCGTAGTGGACCGTTGCGAGACCGCCGAGTGCTGTTAACGCCATAGCGTCGGGGTGTCCGCCGGTCTTCACAGTCATGTAGATGGCACAAAAAAGCGCGACTATGCTGTGCGGAACCGTCAACAGTCTAGAACTACTCGGCTGTCCGTCGTCTGAAAAAGCCTTCCCGAAGTCGAACCTCTTGACTTGGTCTACGAAGAACGCGAACATTACTTCTTGTCGAAGCCGCCCATCGTGTGGGCAAAGTTCGCCATGTGCTGAACGTGGGGGTTGTCAGAGTTGCGTGCTGCTTGCAACTTCTCGGCCGGGATGTTCTCGTCTTGAGGAACGCCCAGCGCCTTGTGCAGCCCGCCCTTACGCAGGTGGTGCATCGCGCGGTAAAGAGATGTGTTGTGCTTCGCCATATTCTTATCCTTGGGGATTACCGTCTCTCCAGCTTGGAGAGTGTAAACGCCATCTTTGGGGACGACGCCGCCCGAGTGCATCTTGGGTGGTTCGCCTCCGCCGCCGCGTACCTTAATCTTCTGTCCGCCCATCGTTACGTAGTTGGGGTCGGAGCCATCTTCTCTTGCTGGCCGAGTAGGAAAATCAGCTTTGGCTTTTGCAGAAGATTCCGCACTCTTAGCGAGTTCTTGCGGAGTTGAAGCCATGTTAGGCTCCTGCTGGTGCCGCTGGCATCGGGGCCGCTGCTGGTGCCGCTGCTGGTGCCGGGGCCGCTGCTGGTGCTTCGCCCGGGTTCATAGCAGAGGTGTGGTCCATCATGTGGTCCATCAGTTCATCGTGAGAGCCGACCGCACCCTTCACATCCTTGTGAGGACCGTCCTTGTGGACGTGGTGAATTGTGTGAGTGTTGTCGTCGTGGTGCTCGATGTGGGTGTGGGTAAAGCCGTGGTGCTTCTTCTTCATAAATGCTCCGTTAACTCATCATCTGCTGATCTTGCTTGCTGGTGCTCTCGTGTAGAAGAGCGCGAGCGTAAAGCGAGCCGTTCGAGCGTCGGTAGACGCCGACGATGCCGCCCGGTCTAACCTTGACTGCGTTGTGGTCGTTGTGAAGCAAGTGGCTGACTTGGTGGATGGTCGAACTGTGGACAAACGATACGGACGGCTTTCCCGTCTTCTCGCCTTCCTCAATTGCCATCTTAATCTCTGGGTTCGTTCGCGCTCGAAAATCGTTGATGCGCTCCCCGCCCGGAATCTTCTGATCTGGGTACTCTTGGTAGTGCTTGATTTCTTTGATGTTCTCGTCTGTCTTCTTCTCGCCGGAGAATTTACCGACGTTCAAAGCGTCGAAGTTCTTGACCTCTTTCGCCTTGTTCGGTCCCAAGACTAGGTCGGCGGTCTCCCGCGTGCGGTCCTTGCTGGAGCGGAACGCTGCGCCAAGCTGCTTCCCTACTAGGAAACGACGGACGTCGAGGGCTTGTTGGCGGCCGTTGTTATTCAACGGGATTTCCATTTGTCCGCGGAAGCGATTCTCTTTATTCATCCCGGTCTCGCCGTGACGTATGAAGAGGGCTACTAGTTGGTCGCCTTGCGGCTGAGTCTGTTTTGCTTTCACAGGCTCAACGAACTCACAGCACTGGCGCTCCGGGTCGGTGATGATCGCAAGACCCTTCTCGTCGTGCTGAACTTCCGGGTCGGCCTTCATCACTTCCTGATTGCAGCGGTTGCGGTCCTTGTTCAAATACTCACAATTGGCGCAGTGGTACGGGCCGTCAGATGCAAAACCTGATAGCTTCGTGCTGTCCGGCCAGATGGGTCCGACCCGGGAGAGCAGGGAGTTCAGGCCGCTTATGATTACCGGCCAGTCCTTTGCCATTATTGTTCCTTCTTGCGTGCTTCTCGCGCGTGCGAGTAAGCGGATTTCTTTACGTGCTCTGGAACTTTCTGCCCTTTAGACGCAGCATCCCACTCAGCTAGACCCTTCTTCCCGAGAATCTCGGGGTGGGCGTGTAGATAGCCTCGTTGGGCTGCACTCTTGAACGGCATTATAGCTCCGCTGCGTCGTCGGCTCCGTACTGTATTTGTTCGGCGTCGGTGGCGCGTACTTGTCGGTGCGTCATCGATCTCAAATCTGCTTCAATGTGGTGCAGGTGGTTTGTCAGAAGAGTCTGCATACTCTCTTCCATCACGTCCATATGCGTCGTCAAACGCTCAAAGAATTGCTTCCCGAGTTCATAAGCGCCGCGCAACTTCCACGCGCTCGCGAGAAGGAATCCAACTACAGTGAAGTCTCTGAGGGCCGAAGACACCTGCCCCAACGTTAATCCGGCTGGGTCAAACATGGTGTCCTTAAAGTGTGCCGGGGCTATTACTCGGCGTGCCCGGGGATTGCGCCCGGATGCCTGCGGTGGTCGCTTCTTGGAAGCATCCCAGCCAGCAAGGAAGAAATGGGGTACCACAGTGTAGTACCCCTAGTTTTTAGGACTCGATGGTGAACTCGTTCAAGGTTGCGGTGTTGGTTGCGTCCGTGGTACCGAACGTTACGCCAACAACGAAGCCAAGAACCGCGCCTTGTGCCAGCAACGGGTTGCCCGCGTTGAAGTCAAGACCGCTGATGATGTTGGTCACCGTTACCGGGGTGCTTGACGCGCCGCGGTTCGATGCAACATATCCACCAACCAACAGGCCGTTTGCGCCGGACTTTGAAACGCCGACCAACGACAAGCTAATCATCCACGGTTCTACGGTGTAGAACGGGGTGATCGCCGGAGTCGTTGCAAGCGCGGTGTAAGTCGGGCTCGCGAACGAACCGGTTACGCCGTAAATCTTCACGGTCACGGTGCCCGATGGGTCGCCGCTGTCCGAGCCAAGGCTACCTGCGGCTATGACGTTGAACTGCTGGCCGTTGAACACATTCTGCGCCGGGAGGAACAGAGAGCCCGCTGCCGATGAGGAAGACGGGGTCGACGGTGCTACGCCGATGGACGGGCCAAGCGGACGTGGGAAGTACTTAACGGTCGCGCCAAGTCCACCGACTGTTGAGCCGAATGAACCATTCACGCCGAAATCTAGAACGTTACTCATGTATCACCTTTTAGTGTACGCCAACCAAGCGGTATTTATTCGCCGGGAAGACGCTGTTATTGGCGACACATTTAGGTCGAACTATGCGCCGCACAAAAATTGTTAAACGTAGTTGATGGTCACTGAGACCGCGCTGGACGGGTTGCTCACGCCTGCGGTTCCGCCGGTCGTTGCTGCTGCCGCGGAAAGAGCGGTGCCGAAGGTCTTGCCGGGGGTCGCGCCCGCGTACATAACGTGGGTCACAACGGCAAGGCCGGGGACGTAGATGACTTCGTCGGGTACCGTGGTGCCGATCACAACGGAGCCGGAAGCCGTATTCCACAACTTGACGTACGTTGCTGCCGCATTCAAAGAGTTATCAACGATAACCGAGAAGACTTTCGCAGAGGAAGCCTTGATGCCTTCCACTGTTGCCTGCATTGAAGATGAGTTGTATACGACCTCGTTTGCCGGAGTCGCTACGTTTACTGTTGAGATTGCCATGTGGCTCCGTTATACTCCAAGGTTCGACGCGTTCAAAGCGGTCGGGTTCAAATTGATGCCGCTGTAGCTGGAAGTGCCGTCTACGATCACTTGTTGCGGATGGTAGTACACGTACGCTGGGTACGTTGCCGAGATGATGTGCTCGCCTGCTACCGCAAGGGACAGCGAGTAATTGCCAGAGCCGTCAGCCACTGTGAAGGTGACGCTCTTGTTGCGACGATGGGACGCTTGGACGAGCGCGCCGGAAAACCCGGAGCCGCCCACATTACCAGTGACTGTTGAAGCCATGAAATTCTATCTCCATATCCACCCGCACAGACACACGATGGCGTCTATGGGGTTTTTCTTTTTCAACTCTCTGCCACAAAGGGGACAACGACGTGTCCACATGGCGCGCAGCCTTAGTGGGATACGCCGAGATAGTCGATGTATTTTGCTACGTTACCGCCGGTGGGGGAAATCACTTGAAGGATGTCTAGCTGAGAAGGGTTCGCGAATGCGTCTGCAAAATAGTGTGCGGTCGTGTCGCCGGATGCCAGACGGGTCTGGAATACACCGACTCGGGTACCGTTGGTCGACGCGGATGCTGGGTTGTGAACAACACCTGCGTGGTCCACGTTCAACACGACGGCCTGACCTTCGTCAACGATCTGGATGAGGTCGAGGTTTTGGCTGGCTACGCCGTTAGGAGTAACTTGAGGCCAAGCGGTATCCCAGCTTGTCCCATTCTGTTGTTCGAGCATTGCTGTGCCAGTTGCGGCCATGTTGTTTATCCTCGCGCGAAACGCGCTGTAGAAATTTGGTTGCCCAAGATGGACTCGAACCATCATGCGCGGCTTCAGAGACCGCTATCCTACCGATTAGATGATCGGGCAACAGAAAATTGGTTGAGTGAAAAGGATTCGAACCTTTATCTGATGGGTTCAAAGCCCACCGTGTTACCGGTTACACCATCGCTCAACAGAAAATTTGGTCCCGAGAGAGGTGCTCGCATCCTCGTCTCCGCTTTTTCAGAGCGGTGCTAATCTGTCTCAGCTATCAGGGGATAAATATGGAGGAAGACCGTCGAATCGAACGGCGTCACGACTTTCATCGTGTCTCGGTTTTCAAGACCGGTAGGCACCATTGCCTGCTGTCTTCCTTAATCTTTGTGAAGCGCCTTGTAAATCTCTTTCGCGAGCGGAACGATCAACTCGCCGTTTACACGGTCGAAACGGGTGATGACATCCACCAACTTCTTG